TTCAGACCAACTGGGCCTAAGAAGAAAACTTGGTCTTATTATCAGGAGCTTAAGAGTAAGAACCCTAACTTATATTTCGATCCCAAAATCGCAGTTGAAATGGAAAAGTCTGCCCAGGAACTCGGAGTCGAGTTCATGGATGGAGACTTCCACCGTTTCGGCTAACACAAAAGGAACTGACAAATGGCAGGCTTTATGGATGCTAATACTCAGTATCTAACAAGAACTAATCTATGGTCTAGACAGATCAAAGAACTCTTGTTAGATGAACTGAATGCCATGAAGTTTGTCCGTATTCTTTCAGACTTCCCAGATGGGTACACGTTAAACATTCCGAGTCTCGGCGAGGCAGAAGAAGCTGACTTCGTTGAAGGGCAAGCAATTAAGTACGCCGCGATGGATACAGGTAATTTTACCTTCTCCTTCGATCAGTACAAATATTCGGCCAACGCGATCTCGGAGAAGTTCAAGAGGGATAGCTTCTATAGCTCAGACGTTATAGCAGCCTTCGTTCCTCGACAACATCGTGTTCTCATGGAAGGTGTGGAAACCCGTATCTTGCAACAGGCAAGCTCCGGTCAGATAGCTGGTAATCCAAACATTATCAACTTAGCTGATCACCGTTTCGTCGGTACAGGTGCTGGCTTCGCTATTGCTTTCCAAGATTTTGCTAGAGCTCACTATGCCCTTACAAAGGCTAACGTGCCTCTCGTGAACTTGGTAGCCGTCGTCGATCCCTCTGTTGCCTATACAATTCAGACGCAGACAAACCTAGTAAACTTGCTGTCCCCCATGCCAATGTGGGATAGCGTTATCAGAGAGGGTGCTGTCACGGGCTTTAAGTTCCGTTTCAACATCTATGGCTTTGACGTCTATGTTTCTAATTATCTCCCAGCCATCGGCTCGGAAACAATTAACTCTGTAGCTGGAACCAACCTAGTTGCCAATTACTTCTTCTCTGCCGCACCCGGCGATACGCTTCCTTGGGTGGGAGCCTTCCGTCAGATGCCGACAGTATACTCGGAGTTCAACAAAGATCTCCAGCAAGAGGAGTATTTGACAATTACAGAATACGGCTTCAAACTATATCGACCTGAAAACATGGTCACCATTCTAACCAGCACAGCTGCTGTGCCATCGTAAGGAGGTGAAATCATGGTCGCAGGTTCATGGCTAAATAATGATGGTCTCAATCTACAATTCGGTACTGCTAAGGCTCTACCGGAAATTGGAGGCGACTATCTCATGTATGGGGATCAGCGCGAAATTGAGTTATATCTCAATCTAGGGCCCGATACCATCGCAGCAGGTGAAAACACTCTACCAGGACTTTTACAGACGACTAGTTTGCTCTTCGGATCAAGCTCGACGACTTCACAAGCCGCTGGCATTGTTTCACTCACTACACTCTTCCCGTTGCAGACATTCACTAACGTACTAACAGGTGCGGTAAGTGGTATCAACAACCCTCAACTCTTCTTGGAATCTGTCGAAGTTGTTACTTTGATTCCAATGACGGCTTCAGGAGCAACGGCTCTTAACTTAGGCTTGGTAACTGCCCAAACTGGACAGCTATCCGGCCCACCGACATGGTGGGTGCAGGTTGCACCTAACGCAGGCCTTCAGATACTGAGCGGTCTCGTTAATGCGAGCTTCACTACAGTTGGACAAAAGGTCATCCTTTTCCCAACGACACAAATCCCAGTAGCTGCTGGCGCTAACCAAGGCGTCTGGCTAGTTGCAGGTAACGTGCCGGTAACGACAACGACCACTACTGCTTCGGCTACTTCGCCGCTAGCACAAAGTGCGTTCCTATCGGCTGGTGCTGTTGGTGGAACATATACTGGCGGATTGTTAAGAATCCGTATCAAGTATAGCTTCTACGGCAATATCAGTAACTAACTTTGGTGAGGGGTCTGCCAAGGCCCCTCCCCTTTCCAAAAGGAAAATATAATGACCGCAACTAATATTGATCTAAACACTAAGGTCGATCTCCAGGGCAACCAGCTTCTCTTAGGTGGCTTGCAGAACAATGGCGTAGGCATCTTCGCTGGTGCAGGCGCTCCTACGTTTGCCGCTCCTAAAGGATCGCTGTATCTCGCTACAGATGGAAGCTCTACAAGCACGCGTCTGTTTGTTTGCTCGGTGGCTTCTGGTACTTGGGTTGCTGTAACTACAGCATCTTAATATGGTTGACAAGATTACGCTACTTACGTTAGCGAGTCTGCAGAATGAGTCTACTGCTCTTGCTCAGATAAACGCCAATAGTCAGACCATTCAAACTGCGTTTGACAATACGTTATCTAGAGACGGTACTATACCTAACCAGATGACTAATAATCTGGATATGAATAGTAACCAGATTCTCAATCTGCCTGCCCCGGCTACAAGCAATTCACCTGCCCGTCTAGTAGATGTCACAGGTACTGCTCCGCTTATTAACGTACCTCCTGTCGGTACTTCAGGATCTGCTGTACCATTCTTGAATGGCGCTAATACGTGGTCTGGTACTCAGACATTCACAGATACTACGATTCAAGTAGCAGGTACTACATCTGGCGCTACAGGCGTTAAAGCTACTGCTATCGCCTCAGGTACGTTAACTCTACCTATAGGTAACGATACTTTAGTAGCTAGAACTTCTACAGATACCCTCACTAACAAAACATTAACTACTCCTGTAATATCTACGATTAGTAATACGGGGACATTAACATTGCCTACTACTACGGATACGTTAGTAGGCAGAGTTACGACAGATACGTTAACTAATAAAACATTAACTGCTCCTGCTATATCTGCACCTGCTATTACCGGCGGTGTTACTATAACAGGAACTACAGCAGTAACTGGTAATGAGACGGTATCTGGAACATTGACAGCAGGAGCTGCTGGCTTCGCAGTAGATGCGACCGGTAACGTTGCTGCAGGAGTAATCAAATCAGGCGGCTGGGTCAGAACCACCACAGATTATGCTGTTCCTACTACCAATATCGTTCTAGCTAATATCCCAGGTCTATCTGTTAATATAGTCAGTGGAAATGCGTATCTTGTATCAGGTGTTTTGTTTCTGCCCGCAATAGCGTCAGGCCAGAACTTTAGAGTTGCTATAGGTGGTACCGCAGGTGCTAGTACTGTAGCGGCAAACGCTAATTGGACGGCAGTCAATGGAGCGAACCTAGCGACACTATTAGTTAATGCGGGGACATTGCCAGCTCTTGTAGTCAATCTTAATAATGCCAACGGCAATGCGTCTATGATGTTAATAGAGGGGACTGTCGTGTGTAATAGCTCAGGTACTCTCACATTGCAAATAGCACAATCCGCCAGTAATGCTATTGCTCAAACAGTAATGGCAGGCTCTAACTTAAGTGTATGGCAGGTATCGTAATGCAAATATCACAAGCAGGTTTAAATAAAATTGTACAACGCGAAGGTAAGTTCTTACATGCGTATAGAGATACTGTGGGCGTTTGGACTATTGGCGTGGGTCATACTTCTGCAGCTGGACCTCCCCGTGTCACCCCTGGACTGCTCATATCTACTGAACAAATGTATTCTATACTGCGTGCCGATCTGGCTCCAATAGAAAAGCAAGCTGCTCAGTTCATCAAGGTTCCTATCACACAGAATCAGTATGATGCAATCATATCTATTGTCTTCAATGTAGGGCCTAAGTTTTGGAAGAGCACTACTATAAGATTGTTAAATCAAAGGAAGTATAAAGGAGCTGCGGAAGCTATTATGATGTGGTCTAAACCCCCAGAAATTATCGGGCGACGACGCACGGAGCAAAAGCAATTCCTTACTCCTGATTTCCCTCTTATTTCTCCGCCTGTTCACCCCTATATAGCAACAGGTACAATAGGCTTGGGCATTATAGTTGCTGCAGCATATGGCCTAGGTTTGTGGCACTAATGGCTATCTCTAAAGATCAGGTAACTTCTTTCTCCAGTCATATCGTTACCTTCGTAGCGGGTATAGTTGCATTCGCATCTACCAATCAAGTTGCAATAGAAAAGTTCGGACAGGATATATCTTTAGTGATTACTTCGGTCACTACTTTGATTGCTCTAACTTCAGCTCTATGGGCAGCATGGTCCGCTTCTCCATTCTCGCATCTACAGAGCGTAGCTAAGAATCCAGAGGTTGCTCAGATTGTAGTTATAGATAAGACTCTAGCGGATAAGCTTCCTGCGAAGGTCGTAGCGCTAAGACCCCTATTAGGAAGCAGTGAGGTAGTAATTTGATGTCGTTCCTAGAAACAACTGGCCTACGTATGGTAGGCTTTACAAGTGAACAAATAGCTCAGATAGACGCAATAATTCCTGATGTAGCACGGCTAGCTGCTGTACTTAAATCAGAGATGCCGCGTATTAATAGGATTGTCCCCGTAGTTAAAATGGCTATGGATGTTATTAACGAATATAAGAAGGAGACTGCATAATGACTTTCTGGTCCTCAATAACCGGGGCTATTCAAACGGATGAACAATGGGTAGTTGCTGAAATAGCCAAAGGTTGGGCTGATATCCAAACATTTGGACAGACCATACAGATGGATGTTAAGGCTGTTGAAACCTGGATCGCCTCCAATCATGCAGGTATTATAAGTCTCTTTCAAGGTGCCCTTACAGGTTTGGAAGCCATTGGATCAGCAATTCCTATGGCAGCTCCTGAAGTAGCAGCGGCAACGCTAGCAATTGATGCAGCTACTGCAGCTGTAGATACTCTCTCTAAACATGTTCTTTCCGGCACTACTCCCATAAGCACCGTAATGAATACATACCATGCAGTAAAAGATGCACAGACAGCTGTGACTGCCGTATTGAAAGCAGGGACAGCCCCTCCGGCAAGTCTTCCTGAAGCTGCGCATTTAACTCCAGTAATAGTGAAGTAAATGAAATATACTCTGCTACAGATGACTCAAGATATATTAGGAGCAATGAGTTCAGATCAGGTGAACTCAATCTCCGATACTATTGAGAGTCAACAAGTAGCTAATATCATTAGAACTACTTACTACAATATGATTGGTAGATATGATCTACCTGAACACAATCAATTGATACAACTAGTTCCTTCCGGCAGCAATGCACAGCCTACTCTTATGACTAGGCCAGAAGGCACTAGTCGTAT